AACTTTTATGCTCTGCTCTATTAAAAAAAGGTGTCAATAAAGAAACCATAATGGCAGCTTTAAAAGATGACTTAAAGCAAGTGTACTCTGAACAAGCTGTGAATACTATCACAAATTTAGACAACCTTGGTGTTGATATAAGAGTAGCGTACCTTACTAACTACTGGTACAGTGAAGGAGTAAAACATAGCATATTTGTAGATACTGCATTTAATTTTGCAAATTATTTATCATTTAATTATGACCAAAGCGTAAATTATATTAAACAAAACCCAACAAAATTTTGTTCTCCTATCAGGTATAATCAGCTAGGTCCGCAAATATTTACAAATGGAATCAAATAGTTATGTCACAGAATATAAAAAAGATAATAGCACAGGAATATATTAAATGTGCAAAAGATCCAGCGTACTTCATGAAGAAGTATTGCCATATTCAACACCCAACCAGAGGTAGGATCTTATTTAACCTTTACCCATTTCAAGATAAAATATTACATTTATTTAGAGATAATGATTATATTATTACTCTTAAATCAAGACAGCTTGGTATATCTACTTTAGCTGCAGCATATAGTTTATGGCTAATGCTATTTCATAAAGATAAAAACGTTCTTGCTTTGGCTACTACTCAAGCAACTGCTAGAAACTTAGTAACCAAAGTTATCTTTATGTATGATGAGTTACCTAAATGGTTAAAGTTACCATCTGTTGAAAAGAATAAGTTATCATTAAGACTTAAAAACGGTTCTAAAGTTCAAGCTAAATCATCATCACCAGATGCTGCAAGATCGGAAGCGGTATCACTATTATTAATGGATGAGGCAGCGTTTATAGATAATGTAGAAGAAACATTTACTGCAGCACAACAAACCTTAGCCACTGGTGGCCAATGTATGGCTTTATCAACACCTAATGGTATTGGTAACTGGTTTCATCAAACATGGGAAAAAGCTGAGTCTGGAGAAAATAGTTTTTTACCAATAAGATTACCCTGGACAGTTCACCCTGAAAGAGATCAATCATGGAGAGATCAACAAGATGCAGACTTAGGTCCTCGTATGGCAGGACAAGAGTGTGATTGTGACTTCTTGAGTTCTGGTGATACTGTGTTTGAACCTGAAGATATGCTATTCTATGAAGAGACATATGAAAAGGATGCTCTTGAAAGAAGAGGTGTAGATGGTAATTTATGGATATGGGAAGGAGTAGATTATACTAAATCATATATGGTTGTAGCCGATGTAGCTAGAGGTGACTCTACTGACTATTCAGCATTTCATATATTTGATATAGAAAACTGTATTCAAGTAGCAGAATATAGAGGTAAATTATCTCCTAAAGATTTTGGTAATATGTTAGTTGGTATATCTGCTGAGTATAATGAAGCATTATTGGTAGTAGAAAATGCTAACATTGGATGGGCAACTATTGAAACTATACTTGAAAGAGAGTATCGTAACTTATATTATTCTCCTAAAAATCATTTAGACACTGTAGAGTCATATATGAGTAAATGGGAAAGAGATCAGTTAGTGCCTGGATTTACTATGTCAATGAGAACAAGACCTCTTGTAATTGCAAAGATGATTGAATATATCAGAGAACATTCAGTTACTATTCAATCTAAAAGATTGATGCAAGAAATGAGAGTTTTTATATGGAAAAACGGTAAAGCACAAGCTCAAGATAGATATAATGATGACTTAATTATGTCATGTGCTACAGCCTTATACGTAAGAGACACTGCATTAAAACTACGTCAACAAGGATTAGATCTAGCTAGAGCACAGCTATCTTCATTTACTAATCTTAATGCTAGGAACAACGCAGTTATACAAACAGTTGGAATTCCGAAAGATAATCCTTATATTATAAAGACCAACACTGGTGATGAAGACATAAGTTGGTTATTAAAATAGACTATTTATATATATTAAACTGAACCCTAATGGCAGATACTTCATTATTTGGTAGACTTAGACGATTATTTTCGTCCGATGTAGTAATAAGAAACATTGGAGGAGATGAGTTAAAAGTTGCCGATGTCAATTCAATACAAAAAACTGGAAGATATCAAACAAACTCATTGATTGATAGATTCAATAGATTATACGTTTACAATAACAGAAACGTTTACAATCCAAATCTTAATTATCAAACATTACGTATTCAGTTATACTCTGACTATGAAGCAATGGATACTGATTCAATTATTGCATCAGCTCTTGATATAGTTTCTGATGAAGCTACAATAAAAAATGATCAAGGTGAAATTTTAGCAATTAAATCATCAGACGAAAATATACAAAGAGTACTATACAATCTTTTCTATGACGTATTAAACATAGAGTTTAATTTATGGTCATGGACACGTAATATGCTTAAATACGGAGACTTTTTCCTAAAGCTAGAGATAGCAGAGAAGTTCGGAGTATATAACGTGCTACCTTACACAGTTTACAATATTATCAGACCTGAAGTATATTATTCTGAAAATCCTAATGAAGTAAAATGTGAATTGGAGATAGATGGAATTGCAGCAGCATCTGATCCTATGGTAACTAAAAAACCAAACAAACAAAATATTACATTTGAAAATTATGAAGTAGCTCACTTTAGGTTACTATCTGATGTAACTTATTTACCTTACGGTAGATCATATTTAGAGCCAGCTAGAAAAATATTTAAACAAACATCATTGATGGAAGATGCAATGCTTATTCATAGAATAATGCGTGCACCTGAAAAAAGAATGTTTTATATTAATGTAGGTTCTATTCCTCCTAATGAAGTTGATCAATTCATGCAGAAGACTATAAATGCAATGAAAAAGACACCTTATATAGGACAAGATGGAAATTATAACCTTAAGTTTAATATTCAAAATATGATGGAAGACTTCTACCTACCTGTAAGAGGAGGTGATACTTCTACTCGTATTGATACTACAAAAGGTTTAGATTACGATGGAACAAATGACGTTCAATATTTACAATCTAAATTGTTTGCTGCATTAAAGATTCCAAAAGCTTACTTTGGTTATGAAGGAGATCTACAAGGTAAAGCTACTTTAGCAGCTGAAGATATTAGATTTGCTAGAACAGTAGAAAGAGTTCAAAAGATATTAGAATCTGAACTTACTAAGATTGCATTAATTCATCTATATACTCAAGGATTTACAGGAGAAAGTTTAACTAACTTTGAATTGAAATTATCTACACCTTCAGTAATATTTGAACAAGAAAAAGTTGCACTACTGAAAGAAAAGGTAGATCTAGCAGCTCAAATGACCGACGGTAAATTATTCTCTTCAGATTATATTTACGAAAATATATTTGATATGTCTGAAGATCAGTATATGCAAGAAAGAGACTTAGTAAGAGAAGATACGAAAAGATTATTTAGAAATGCTCAAATTGAAGCAGAAGGTAACGACCCAGCTAAATCTGGAGTTACTTACGGTACACCGCATGATCTAGCATCTATGTACGGTAGAAGGGCAGTAGCTACTCCCAAAGGAGGAGAGCCATCTAAATTACCTCCAGGTTATTCTGAATTAGAAGATACTAAAGATACAGAATGGGGTCAGCCTGGACCAGAAGGAGGGAGACCAACAGAAAAAGCATCAGTTTACGGTACTCAAGATAACCCAGTAGGAGGAAGAGATCCTCTAGGCCAGCATGGTATGAAAGGCGGTTATCCATCAGATAATGAGAACGTAATGGAAAATCAATCTACACATACAGTTTACCTTCAAAATAAAGATATGTTCAAAAATATAGTTTTTGATAAAAAGGAGGAAGATACATCTGAGTTACTTAACGAAGACAACATTAAGGATTTAGGTAATTGATGTATATTTATAAATGTAAACGTGTATAATGAAGATAAAACACTCAAAATTCCGTAATACCGGGCTTATCTTTGAATTGCTTGTAAAACAAATTGCAGCAGATACTTTGAATAAAAAAAATTCTCCTGCTATTGATATACTAAAAAAGCACTTCACAGGTAGGACTTCTTTAGTTAGAGAGTTCAAATTATATGAATTCATTCTAAAGAACAAAGGTATAGGTCAGAATAAAGCTGAAACTATACTTTCAACTATTACTGAAATTTCGAAAAAACTTAATAGAAATACGCTTAAAGAGCAAAAATATTCTCTTATATCAGATATCAAAAAAGGATATAATATAAATGAATTCTTTTCAATTCAGGTTAGTGACTATAAAGCATTAGCTTCTTTATACTGTTTACTAGAAGCTCAAAACAACAATGAGCTTATTGACCCTAACTTATTAGTTAACTTTAGATCAACATTATTAGAACATCTTACTACAGAAAAGCAAGATGCTCAGGAAGTAAAAGATACTTTAATTGAAGAGTACAGTAAGTATGATAAAGATTTAAAATTACTTACGTTTAAAATTCTTCTTGAAAAATTCAATGATAAGTATAAGAATTTATTACCACAACAAAAAAATATACTTAAAGAATTTATTACATCAGTTAATTCTCAAACACGTTTACGCACTTTAGTTAATGAGGAATTAACAAAAATTAAAAACGAAGTATCGAAACCTTCATCTAGAGTAAAAGATGAGGTGGTCAAAATTAAGTTAGATGAAGTTGCAAAAACAATTAATACTCTTTCTAATAAAGAAAAGATTAATGACAACCATCTAATTAATTTAATGCAATATTACGACTTAGTCAACGAACTTAAATCTCTTTAATATGAAGAGATCTGATTTAGTTCAGCTAGTAAGAGAAGTGTTGCAAGAGCTAGATGAAGCTAATACTACTAATGTAGGAGGAGCATCATTTACACCTGGACAAGGAGCTCAATATGCTACTCCCTTTGCTTTTGGTAAAGGAACGAGAGCTAAAAAGACATTAAAAAAGATTGGATTTAAACAGGTTAGTCGTCCTAAACGACCGTCACATACTAAAGGATTTGATTACTTATGAGAACAGTAACAGAAAAATATAGAGCAACAAAAGCTGGTAAATTAACAGAAGGCGAGTTTGTAAGACAAATGAGACTTGCTCACCCTCAGTTTATCACCCAATTTAATGGGTATAACGATACAGTACAGATACTTAAAAACAAAGGATTACTTTTTGAGGAAGAGTACAAAACCATCAATATATCAGATGATGCAGTTGCTAGAGGTATAAGATATGAACTTACTTCAATGGATATCGATCCTTCTGGTAAAGTTTCAGCAGAAGATTTAGATAAAGCGAAAAAGAAAGCTGTTGCTAATATCGAAAAAGATCCTTTACATTACTACAATCTTTTATCAGGAGAGTCTTCTAAAGTAGATAAGCACGATAAGTATCAAGAGGTTAAAAAGAACAACCATAAGGATACTTTTAACGATATGAAAAAAGCTACTTTGAAAGAAGCTAAACAAAATTTAGAAGAAGGTACTAGAGCACTAGTAGGGTATTTAGCTGGAGACAGATTAACTACAGCATACAATCATTATGATGGTTATCCTTCAAATTTAGGTAAAGGATTAGAGACACACTACAATGATGACGAAAAAGCTAAAGATATAGCAATGAAAGGGTATATTACATACCTTGATAGTGAAACAGGTGAAGTTAAATCCACTCATAACGACCCACCAAAAAAGATAACTTTACCAGAAGACAGTGAAGAAATGGCAAGAGAAGTTGCTGAAGAGATCGATGGTATGGGAGCTGATTATGGATATATTTGGCACGATGAAATGAATCAGTGGCATACTATAAAGAATACTGGAATACGTTCAATGATAGATCAAATTATTGATATGATGGGTATGCAAACAGGAGTAGAAGAAGATACTGTTCCTGCAGAAGAAGCAGTAGCAGAACCTACACTTAAAGAAACTTTAGGAGGTATAGTTGCTTTCTTAAAATCTAAAGGAGCTAAAAACGATTCTATAAAAGACTTTATTAAGACTCATAAAGACGATATCAAAAATATGACAAATATGGACGATGTTGAAGATGAATACAATAATTTCTTATCAGTTAATACTGATTATGTAGATGAAGGTGAAATAGAAGAAAAGAAAGGTAAAGATCACGATGGTGATGGAGATATAGATTCAGATGATTATATGGCTGCCAAAGATAAAGCTATTAAAAAAGCTATGGGTAAGGAAGTTAATGAAGGTAGAGGAGATGCAGACGATATTATAGAAATTATTAAAAGTAGAGCTTTAGAAGATGATGGAGATGAAATCGAAGCTGCTATGGAGATAATGGAGTTTATCGGTGAGCATTATAAAATAGACTTTGAATTCGGTAGAGCCGGAGGAGGTAACTACGGAAGAAGAGACGGTGCTCCTTATGAAAGCAAAATTAATGAAGCAGTTAAGAACATTGTATCTAAAGTATTTGAAGAAAAAATGATATCTGAAGCAGCTACTAATGATTTAGCTAAGATTGCAGATGATTACGGAGACTTTGAAGGATTAAAACCTGCAATTATTGCACTGCAAAATATAGTAACTGAAATAGAATCTTTCTACGATAAAACAAGAGGCAAGATTCAAAAAGTATATAACGATTTAGGTGAAGTAAGAAACGAAGAAGGTTTAAAAGTAGGAGCATTTATTACTCCTTCTATTGAAAATGCTTTTAAAAGAGACTTAAGACCTATTACAAAACAACAATTTCATGGTGGATTAGAAATGCCTAAAGTAAAACGTATTTCTGAATCAGATCCAGTAATGAGAAAACCAGACGTTACTCAAATGGAAGCACCTAAAGAAACAGTTTTTACTCCAGTTAACGAAAAAAGTAATTAAAAATGAAAAATAATTTTGACCTCAAAAAATTCTTAACAGAAAATAAATTAACTTCTAATAGTAAATTATTAAAAGAAGAGTTTGAAATGGTAGACGGAGACTACCCAGTTCACGATGCTTTCAAAAAAGCAGGTATTGATATGTCTAAAGATGTACATATTCGCTTGAACGAACTTCAAGGCGGAGGAATAGAAGATGAAGGTACTAAACTAGCATCTGAAGCAGCTGATGATTATGAATACTTTAGAAAACTTCAAATTAAAGATTGGAAAGAAGCAACTGGAGGAAAAGGAGAGTTTCCTATAGTGTATGAATTCTATGGATCTACAGGAGACGGCAGAACAGCAGAAGGAAAACCCTTAAAATTTACCTTTGGTGTTTTCGAAGGAAAATCATGGGATATATTTCAATAAATAAAAATAAAGCATGGCACAACTATTAGTAGATGTAACACTAGCTAAAAAATAATAAAATGAAAAATAATTTTGACCTCAAAAAATTCCTAACAGAAAATAAATTAACTTCTAATAGTAGAGAGTTAAACGAAGCAGATGTAGAATACGATGACGCTACTTACCCAGTTGCAGAAGCTTTTCAAAAAGCAGGCATTGATATGTCTAAAGACGTACACGTTCATTATTCAGACGGTGGAACAGCCGGACTAGGTGGCGATCGATTACAAGATAAGGGACTTCAATCACCTGAATCTGTCGTTAAAATGTTGGAAAAACATAGACAGAGAGAGATTGCTGAATATGAAGAGTTCGTTCAATCCGACGATGGATATGAAAGGGAGTATCCTGTAATGTATGAATACGTTTATTACGCGGGCAAAAAATTTATACCAGAAGGCAAAGAATTTAAATTGACCTATAGCGTCTTTGAAGGTGAATCGTATGATATATTTCAATAAATAAAAATTAAACATGGCACAACTATTAGTAGACGTAACTCCATTTAGACCGACTATAAGGGAGTCTAAAACTAGACCTGGAGTATTCGAGGTTGAAGGAGTTATGCAAAGAGCTAAAGCCGAAAATCAAAACGGTAGAGTTTACTCTAAAGATATATTAGTAAGAGAGGCTAAAAAATATATGGAAGAGTTTGTCAAAAGAGGTAATGCTTTTGGTGAATTAGATCATCCAGAATCTCCTGTTGTATCATTAAAAAATGCATCTCATATAGTAAAAGATCTTTATTGGAAAGGAGATGACTTGATGGGTAAAGTAGAATTACTTAATACACCTGCTGGTAATATTGTCAAAGAAATTATAAAAGCTGGCCATACAATTGGTATTTCATCTAGAGGTACTGGTTCAGTTCAACAAACTAATGAAGGTCAGTTAGAAGTACAACCAGACTTTGAATTAGTATGTTGGGACTTTGTATCTAATCCTTCTACTCACGGTGCTTTTATGAATCCTATTTCATTGCAAGAAGGTAAAGTTAATGTATCTAAGTATCAAAATCTTGATTCGATTATTAACGATATACTACGTGCCTAATAAAATCTTAGCGTATCTTACTTAGTTTTTGTAAACAGTATATATTTATATACGAATACACAATTTCTATTGTGTTAGATAAAACATAAACTTCACATTACGATTCTCAATAATCGTATTTTCCCAAACATTTTTATAAAATGGCAAACAAAGATTTATTCAAGCAAGCTATTGCTGAAGCTAAGTCTATTAGAGAAGCCGCTATTGCTAACGCTAAAGAAGCTTTAGAAGAGTCTTTAACTCCGCATCTAAAGGACATGTTAGCTGCTAAACTTCAAGAAATGGAAGATTCCAAAGTTGAAGAAGAAGTAGTAAACGAAATCGAAGAAGAAGTAGAGGAAGCTGTAGAAACTACAAACGAAGAGTCTGTAGAAGAAACAGTTGA